TCAGTTTTCTCCGAGAACGGCACCGGTACGCTGGTCGACATAGATGTTGCCGATTCGGCCACCAGGATACTCCCAGATAATCACATAGATGGCGCGCCCGTCACGCGTGGTGGCCTGGGCGTCCAGCATCTGACCTTGGCGCGTCGCGCGCAGGCGACGTACGACGTCGCTCAGACTGACACGCGGTCCATCATCCTGGCGCGCACGAAACTGCTGATAGCCCGCAGCCGTCGCGAGCGCTTCCATCGCCGGGCTGGCCGAGGCCGCCGGCGGTGCCGCCAGAGCCGCTGCAGCGGCGAGAAGGATCAGGTAGCGCTTCATAACTTCCCCGTCTTAAGACGCCAGCGCTGAACAGGGACTGAACGACGAGTTTACGGTTTGAAGAGTGCCACCGCCATGGTCAACGCGCGGTGGGTGAATAGGGACGCTTTTCGCGCCAGGTCTCGGCGAATTGCTCCAGGTCCGGGTCGATCGTCCGTGGCAGCATTACCATCAGCCGCGCCATCAGGTCGCCGCGCTTGCCGGTTCGCGCATCGAAGGCCCCGCGCCCCTTCAATCGCATGACCTGTCCCGAGTTGGATCCCTTCTCGATTTTCAGCTTCACCGCCCCATCCGGGGTCTGGATCGTGACCTTGCCACCGAGGATGGCGTCGGGTGCAGAGACGGGGGCATCCATGTGCAAGTCCGCGCCCTCTCGTCGGTAGATGGGGTGTTCGGCCACCACGATTTCGATCAGGGCGTCGCCCGACGGGCCACCCTGGCGACCGGGAGCCCCTTGCTCCTTCAGCCTGAGCACCTGGCCTTCGGCGGCCCCTTTGGGAATACTGACATCCAGGGTGCGGCCATCCGAAAATGCGATCCGACGGGTGCCGCCGCTGATGGATTCCTCCAGGGAGATCTCCATGCGAGCGCGAATGTCCTGACCGCGCGCCGGACCTCGGGAACGACCGCCCATGCCGCCGAACATCTCGAAGATGTCGTCCAGGTCCGCACCTTCGAATTGCCCGCCGCCCCCCGCCGGTCCCGGCCCGCGCCCACCGAAGCCGCCGCGGAATTGCTCGCGCCCATCGGCATCGATCTCGCCCCGGTCGAATTTCGCGCGCTTCTCCTCATCGCCCAGCAGGTCGAACGCGGCCGTCACCCGTTTGAATCGCTCCTCGGCCGCCTTGTCCCCGGGATTGCGGTCGGGATGCAGATCCTTGGCGAGCTTGTGGAACGCCTTCTTGATCTCCGCCTTTGTGGCAGAGCGGGACACGCCCAGTTCCTTGTACGGATCGCCGGCCAAACCTCTGGGACCTCTTTCCAAAGCGTTGAAGTCTGGTGAGTTAGGCCATTCCCAGCCCGACGCAACCCTGCTGTGTCAGATGTCCAGGCGTGCCGCCGTCCCCCAGCCCCAAATCGCGGAGGCCTGCCTGACCTCGACAGTGACCCTTTCGGGGGCCGGTCCGGACAAGCGCGCCGCCCGCTCGGCCGCGAGCCACCTGAATGACGTCTCCTGCGTCTCATAGACTGCAATCTCGGCACCATCACCGAGAATTCGAACCTGATAGCGCTCATCGTCCTCACCCAGCGGCGGATCAATAGCCCAACTATCACCGCCGATGCGCGCGCGCCGGATCCAGTTGAAGACCTGCGTACCGTCGACGTGCATCTCCTGCCTGAGATGAGCGGGCGACCAGGGTCGGCGCGAAACACCCCGCCAGATAACCTCCAGATCCCCGGCCTGCGGCATCACGGCCGGGCCACCGGCAGGCGCGGCGCGAACCCGCAGGGGCAGGCCGCGCTCGGCCTCATTCAGCGCCACCTGCGTAAGGGAATCGTCGAGCCAGACCACCCGGGCTCCAGCGACGGCCCCCGCCACAGCCTGCGCCTCCGAACCTCCCAACCCCCGCAGCAGGCCGCTCAGCTTCCAGACATCAACGCCGACCAGCTCGGCAAACCGATATTGAACGATCTCCCATTCGCCGTCCGCCGCGCGAACGGCGATGCGGTTGGCACCGCCCAGGACCGCAAGGTCGCCAGCACTTTGCGGACTTCGCCCTTCCAGTCGGACCACCAGGCGATTGCCTTGGTCCCAGCGATCGGTCGGGCCGGGAAGAAACGGATCGACTAGCTCTCCCATCGTTGCCGGAGTCGCGATCCGCGCGCGCGCTGTCAGGCTGTCGATGTCAGGTCCGGCAAACAGATCGACAGCCCCCCACGGCTCACCGGCGGCGACGACCATCGGGCCGTCGTCATCGCCGCAACCCGGCAGATCCATCCATTCGATCCACGGAGGCGATCGTACGAGGGATGGTTGCCCGGGTCGCCAGGTTTCGACACCCTCGACGATCGGGTCGTCGATCCGGGGGACCAGCAGCACACGACAGGATTCGCCGTAGTCGATCCGCGCCACGCGCCAGGTCTCCGGCTGCCCAGCCAGAGTCACCTCGTCGGCGGCTTCAAGGCGGACCCCCGCCAAGGGGGAAACGTGGATCCTGTGTTCAATCCGGTCAGCCGCCGCGCGCGCCAGCGCCCTTTGCGCGGCGGTCAGCGCCACCCGGTCAGTCGTGGCCATCGGTAGATCGAGTGTGAGGACAGACTCCCCTGCCGGTCCAGCCGAGCGCGCAACAACCCCGCCGATGGCATAGTCAGCCGCCGCATCCATGAATCGGGCACGAGCGACGCCGGGCGGCGTCTCGACCTCTCGCGCGGTCTCGGCCAGGCCGACACCGTCCGGAAGCGCCAGATCATCTTCGGTCAGCGCGATTGGGTCACCCCTTCGCACAAACGCCAGGCGACCGCTGCGTTCCGCCAGATCCAGCCCCAGTGCCAGAAGCAGTGGCGACAAGGCGGCGGCGGCTGTCATCGGCCGCTCGATCAGATAGCCCTCGACCGAGCCGTCGATCTGATCCAGCACCAAATCCTCCTGCATCACGCCGAACCGGGCCAAGATGGCGGCTATGAGGTCGGCGGCTTCGCCGTGCAGCCGTCCGTTCAGCCAGTGGCCGGTCCGCCAGTTGTCGCCGTCCGCCCACACCTCGGTGCGGGCCGGAAAGTCTGGAAAGGGTCGTGCATCCCAGCACCAGGCGTCCATCGCCTCGATCATCCGACCATCATAGGTCGTCGCCTCAGGATTGAACGCGGCTTCGTCAAACCGGGCCAGGACCGCCTCGATCAACCGGCGCTGGACCGTGTCGTCACGCCGTCCGCTGGAAAAAGGGGGGAGCGCGCTTTCCGCACTCTTCAGGTCCACGAACAGGTTCGGAGAATTGGCCCCCTTGTCGATCGCGCCGCAGCCAAACTCTATCAGCCGCACCGGCTTCATCCCGGCTGTCCAGGCGGTAGCCACACCGCTTCGGTGGCCGCCGATCCGATTATGGTGAGCGTGGCTCCACCAGCCCCGTATGTCCTTGGCTCGCCAGACCCAGGGCTCGTCGAACGCCGCGTCGGTGATTGGGGTTCGATTCTGGGCTTCGCGGGCCACAACGCCGGCATAGAACCAGTCATAGGCCTCTCCACCCTGGACGCCGGCCGCGAGATAGCCGGCGTCTGATGGTCCGCGCCACCGCGCCGCTGCGTCCAGATGATCGTCACCGTCGCGCCAGTCCGAGACCGGCGGATACCAGTCGATGCCCACGCAACTGATCGCCGGATCGGCCCACAGCGGGTCGAGGTTGAAAACCACCCCACCCGGATCGTCCGCGTGCTGCACAGCGTTCCATTCGCTCCAGTCCGCCGCATAGGTGATCATCGCCGTCGGCCCCAGGACAGCGCGACAGTCGCCGGCGAGGACCCGCAACGCCTCGACCGCCGGGTAGTCGCTGTGGCCGCGAACCTGCGTCAGACCACGAAACTCCGACCCCACCAGCAGTCCGTCTGCACCCGCCGCAACCGCCAGCCACGCATAGTGAAGAACCATCCGCCGCCACGACCATTCGTCCGGCCCGGAATAGACCATCGTCTGGCCATCCCAGGCGAAATCACCCGCCACCGCCGTTCCGAAGAACTCGGCCACCTGGGAATCTGCCGAGGCGGTCTGCTCCACCGTCCCGGCCTGGCCCGGCGCTGGATCGCAGGTGATCCGGCCGCGCCACGCATATGCGGCCTGCTCCGTCCCCCCGTAGGGGTCATCCTGGCCATTGCCCCGGGGAATATCCATCATCAGGAAGGGGGCCAGCGTCACCTCCAGCCCCCGACGTTTCAGCTCCTGAACCGCCTCCACCACCGAGGCGTCCGAAGGCGTACCTCCATAGGCCGGTGCCCCGTCGGCCTCCGACACCACCTGAGCGGCTGCACGCGTGATCCCGCACACCCGCCAGAACTGTCCCGCCGTGTCCTTGGCCTGCCGGTCGACCCTCGGCCGAACCTCACAGTGGCCGCATCTCAGGTCTTGCCCGAACCAGCTTACGACCAGCGTCACGCGCTTCAGGTTCGGCAGCTGGGTCTGCAATTGGTCCAGCGAAACCAGGAGGTCCGCCCGCCCCTCGCGGTTGTTCACATTTTCTGCCGCCGTCCGGAACAGGCCCTCGCGCCGCAAAATCGGTTCACTCGCATAGACGAACTCGCCTGAGCCCGGGATCAGGCAGATGCCTTCGAGCCGGTCCTCCAGCCGCGCCTGATCCGAACGAGGCCTTCGCAAAATCTCAAACGCCAGTTGCGGCACCCGGTCCCCGAACGCGTCCAGCGGCAGGTCCTCGAACACCACATAGGCCAGGTCGCGATAGGCCGGGGCCTGACCCTCGATGGCCTCGATCAGCGCGTCGGGAACCTGGTCCTCGCCACCCCGATGGACCCGCAGGGTCACGCCCGTCACGTCGAACGGCCGGCCATCGGCCCAGATGCGCCCAATCCCGTCGATCGGCCCCTCACACAGGCCAACCGCGAAACTCAGAGAATAGGCATAGTCGGCGGTGCGAGGCCCGCCCTTGCCGGCTCGCCCTTCATGGCGGCGCTCCCGCAGGCGCGCGGCCCAGATGATCTGGCCGGTCACCCGGACCCGTCCGAAGGCGGCCGGAATGGGGGCCCCCTCCGATGCGCCTTGAATCCGGATTTGCTCAAGACGCGGCCCGATCTGGCGCGACGGCATCAGCGACTGGACGGCCGCACGGTCGATCTGGGCCCCGAGGGCCGAGCCGATCGTCTGGCCCAGCGGGCCACCGACCTGGCTGCCGATGCCCGACAGGATCACCTGCGCCATTCAGTCCTCCTTCGCTGGAAAGGCAAAGGCCGCCACCTGGCGTGAGCGCCACCATCCACCCATCCAGCTTTCGGTTACGGCCCGTCCCCAATAGGCATGGACAATCCGACCCGGCGGTCCTGGGTCACTGATGACCGCACAATGTTTGATCGCGGCCGTGGGGCTCATGCGAAACAGCACCACATCGCCGGGCTGCGCCGCCTCAATGGGCACCTCAACCAGCCACCGCCGCGCAGCCGCCAGCAATCGCTCCTCGCCCGACACTTCTGCCCAATCGGCGCGATAGGGCGGCAAGGACTGCGGCTCCTGTCCGTAGAGGGCGCGCCAGACTCCCCGCACCAGGCCAAGGCAGTCACACCCTGCCCCCTTCACGCTGGCCTGATGCTGATAGGGTGTGCCGATCCAGTTCATGGCCTCAGCCAGGGCACGCGTCCGGGTTGCGGTCATCGGCGGCTCCCACCGTCCTGGCGAGCGCCTCCCCCTGGCCGGGCCAAGAGGAAATCGTCGCCGGGCATGGCCGGGAAGCCCCGAAAGTTGATCCCGTTTGCAAATCTCGACTGACAGGTCGCGAACCGTTTGTCGCAGCTCAGACCTGGATAGGCTCCCAGGTCGACTCCACACCGTGCGTCCCCCAGCGCCGCGTCGCACAGCCGGCTGAAGCTGCGCCCGGCAACCCGGTCCAGGCGCGCGGCCGGTCCTTCCAGTTCCAAAGTCAGGCGCTCACCCAGGATGACCATCCGCCGGACCTGACCCACGCTGATCGCCACCCGAAGGTCAGGCTCACCCCAGTCCAGTCGCCAGACCTCCACGCGCGAGCCGTCCCAACGCCCGGCCCGAATGTCGGCCTCATCGGGCCCCTCGACGTCCAGCACGCCCTGGGCTGAAGACAGGCCGGCGTCCAGACCGAGTTCCTGGTGGGCCGCACCCGCCGTCCACCCGCAGGCAGCACGACAGGTGACGCCCGCAACGATCAGAGGTTGGTCGTGGTCGGTGAACCCCAATCGGGTGTCATCATCCAGCGTCACAATCCAGGCATGGCAAAGCTGGGCCGCCCCACTCTCGATGCGGGCGGCCAGAGCCTCAGGCACATCTCTCATTGTCTCAGGTCCTGATCTCGATCAGCGGCACGGCCGCCACGCGCCCGACCTCGAAACTCTCGAGCGTCACATCGATCCGGTCGGCGTCGAACCGCACCGGCGTATCGAAAAGGAATCCGGCCGTTACCGCTTCCCCCAGCTGAGGTGCCGTCGCCAGCGTCACTTCGCCCGTCGCACCATCGATGCTGAAGTGCCCGCTTGTCAGCTCGACACCCGCCACTGCGATCCTCACCGACCCTTCAACGGGCTTGCGGATAACCCGCCCGTAGTCGCCATAGGCCTTGGCGAGCTGGAACACCGACCGGGTGTCGTCACCTTCGCCCAGAAGCTGGTCGCCTGGTTCCGGCTCTCCCGGGCCGCTTCGGAAGTCGGCAAAGTCTCGAAACCGGAAGCCGTAGAGTCGACCCCGCCGGGCCTCGAAGAAGGCTGTCAGTGCGGCCATGTCCTCCAGCGCCCTCAGTCCGGCTCCAATCAGATAGCGCCGACGTCCATGTGCCCATGGCGTCGAACGCCGCTCAAACCCGCTGGCCAGGGTTACGATCTCGGTGCGGCGCTCCACGCCGCCGGTCGAGCCGAACGCCAGGCGCGCCGGCAAGCTCACCTCGTGAAAGCTCACGGCAACCTCCTGAAATCCTGTTGACTTGTTGAGGCCCTCTTCCCAGACAGAAGGGCGCTGCAGCGAGGACATCGAATGCGTGGCCAGATCCTGACCTTTGACGCCGAGACCGGTGGCGGACTCATCAGCGGCGACGACGGCAATCGCTATGCCTTCTCGGCCCTGGACGTGCGTGGCAATGTCCCGGCGGTCGGCTCGACCGTCGATTTCGTTGCCGCCGACGGTTATGCGCGCGAGGTCTTCGGCCTGGTTCAGGCACCGGTCGCCACAACAACCCAGCCCGCGCCTGTCGACTACACGGGTGAAGACCTGAGCCTTTGGGCCTATTTTGTGCGCGCCATCACCCAGGGCTACGCCGACGGCAAGGGTCGGGCGCGACGCAAGGAGTTCTGGGGCTTTACCCTGTTCGCCAATCTCTTCGTGATCGTCCCGGTCGCAGCCTTGGCCACGGTCGCAGCCTCCATCGACCCGACCCTGGAGTCCGAAACGAGCGCCGCCCTGTTTGGCGTGGGATTTCTGATCTTTTCCCTGACCATTCTGGCCGTCATCATCCCAAGCGTGGCCCTCTATTCCCGCCGACTTCACGATGTCGGTATGTCCGGCTGGCTCTATCTCCTAGCCTTCGTTCCGTTCGGGAATATCTTCCTGCTCGTCGTGTCCTTCATGCCGTCGCAGCAACAGACCAATCAGTACGGCCCCATTCCGACGCCGCGCCCGCCCTGGGCCACCTAAGTTCGCGCTCCGACACGGGCGGCCCGCACCAGGGCCTGAGCGATCTGCGCCTCTGACCGCAGCAGGGCCTCCGGCCCGCCCTGGATCGTGACATTCACCGTCACGCCAGCCCCCGCCGCGCCCTCGATGGTGCCTGTCGTCGCTGGCCGGAACACCTCCGGGCCACGCTCCCCGACCAGATAGGCCGCGCCCGGTGCCACCAGTCCTCCGTCCGCCTTGGCCCCGCCAAACGCCGAACCGATCGCAGCGGCCAGCGTCTCGCCCAAGCCGCCACCTCTTCCGCCGGCCAGAGAGCTGATCACGGCCAGCACCGCTCGTGCCAGCTCGACCATCGTCACCTCTCCATCCGCCGCCGCCCGCGCCAGCGATCGTACCAGGCTGTCACCGGCACGCTCGAAGCTCTCTTCGATCGCGCGTGCCGCCGCATCCGCAGGCCCCTTGAGCCGCTCCAGCGCCTCGGCCGCCTCTGCGGCCATTGTCGGAACGCTATCCAGGTCCGCCCTAAACTCAGCCACCACCTTCTCCATCACTCCGGACGCGACGAGATTCGCGATCCAGCCTGACCGCCCGGTCATCCGGCCAACGCTGGGCCAGCGCTTTCAGATCGGCCCGCGACATCGGTGTCGCCTCATCCCCTCTCGTGAGCATTCGCCATTCTTTCAGCGACAACCGCCAGAAGGCTTCCGGCATCAGACCCAGCCGGGCCGACAACCTCAGCATCGCGGCCCAGCTCACCCCGCCGCAGCCTCAAACGCGCGTGCCACCGCCACGGCGGCGATGCGCGGCTCCGCCATCTCCGCCAGCTGTCGGGCCGACGCCGACTTGGTCCCACCCCCCTGGATCAGAGCCACCAGCACAGCCACCAGATCCGCTGCCGTCAGTTTGCGCAAACGGTCCGCCAAAGCCTGCCCCCCCCCAACACCAAGTGTTGTCTCGATCTGGGCCAGCGCGCCCAGCGTCAGGCACAGCTTCACCGGCTCCCCGTCGATCACGACTTCGACCTCGCCGCGCGCACCGTTCATCATAGCGCCTCAAACGTCAGTTCGCCGGCACTGGCCAGATTGAGCGCAAAGGTCGCCTCCCCCGCATGGTCTCCGGCATATTCCAGCGCCGCCACCAGGAATGGGCCTTCGATTATTCCGAAGTCCGGCACGATCAGCCGCCAGGTCGGTGCTGACTGCTCGAAGAAGACCTCGCGGATCCGAGCATCAGAGGCCGCATCGCGGAAGACGCCCTGACCGGCCACGGAACAGGCCTTTACCCCCGCCCCGGCCAGCAGCTCACGCCAGCGCCCCGCCGAGTCCGCATCGGTCACATCGACAGTGCGCGCATTCAGGGCGATCGTTCGCGCCTTCAGCCCGGCCACCGTGGCGAAGCCAAGCGGGTCGCCGCCGTCGTCGATCTTGAGCAGAATGTCCTTGCCGCGCTGCGCGCCCATGTCTGTCTCCTCAATCCTGATCGATGACGACGCGCAGGCGGCTGACGCCCAGCGTCGTGTTCCAGTCAGCCGCGCGAAACACGTCCTGATAGGTCACCCTCAGACTGACGATCCGACCGGCTTCAAGGCTCAACTCTGGCTCGGTCAGCGCGGCCCGCAGGGCCGCATTGATGGCCTTGGCCTCTTCCGATCCACCAAAACGCGATCGCGCCGTCAGCGTCAGGATGAGCTCCGTCGTCGGACCTTCGGCCGGATAGGGCCGGCTCTCACATCGGCCAATCACCAGATGGGGCCAGCCAACATCTTCGGGGGGCTGATCGTGGATCGCGGTCGGATGGATCATCAGCGCGGTCAGTCCGTCATTCGCGCGCAGACGGTTGATCAGCGCCTTCTGCAGGGCGCGTTCGGGGTCCAGGGACATCACAGCTCTCGGGTCAGGGTCAGGGTCATGCAACCCATCCTCGGGGCGTCCAGATCGACGTGGACGAGCCGCCAAGCGATCCCTTCGACATCCACCCTTTGCCCCGCCTCGACGCGTGGATCGGTCCGTGACTCCGCAAGGATCTTCTCGGTCACGATGGGCTTCGCCTCGCCTGAACCGTCCTCGCGTCTTTGCGGGGACGGCAGTTGGACCCACAGGGCAACCAACGGCGTCCAGTTGACTGAGCGACCGCCAAACGCCGTCTCCACGTCGGTTCGGGTGAAGACCTGGGCCAGGGTCCGGTACCGCCTCACAGCCGCACCGCGCGATAAGGCTTCAGCCAGACCTCCGCTTCGCCGTCCGCCTCGCCCTCATAGGCCGAATGCACCAGCTTCAGCACGACCAGCCTCAGACCCGCCGGCGCCGTCTCGTCGATCATGTCGCCGGTCGCCACCTCCACCCTTTGCCGCGCCGCCGCGATCAGGGTCTCGATCAGATCGTCCTCCGCCTCATGGCTGACGCGCAGGAACAGCTTCGCCTCGGTGAGACTCACCGGTTCGCTCATGGTCGTTTCTCGATTGTCTGAATGGGATGGCGGTCGTGAGTAGGGCGTAGGCAGTCAGGACACCCCCAACCGCCTCACCTACTCACGAAGCACTGCGCCCTGCCCCGCGCCCTACGTCGCCGCGAACTTCATCACCTTGATCGCATCAAAGTTCTGCACCCCGCCGCCGACACGCTTGGTGGTGTAGAACAGCACATAGGGCTTGGCGGTGTAGGGATCTCTCAGCACCCGCACCCCGGCCCGGTCCACGATCAGATAGCCGCGCTTGAAGTCGCCAAAGGCGATCGACAGACTGACCGATCCGACGTCCGGCATCTGTTCGATCTCGGTCACCGGATAGCCGAGCAGCGAGCTGGTCGCCCCCGGCTGGGTCGCCGGGCTCCAGATGTAGTTGCCGTCCGCATCCTTGAACTTGCGGATGATGCCGGCGGTGCGCCGGTTCATCACGAACCGCGCCCCCGCCCGGTACTGGGCCTGGGGCGCATAGATCAGATCAATCAGCCGGTCGACCGGGTCGCTCGTCTCGAACGCCCCGTCGGCGCCCGACGCGACATAGCCGATCTCGCCCCAGTCCGCCGTCGCGGCCGCCTCGACCGTATAGGACAGGAACCCCATCGGCTTGTTGGTCCCGTCGCCGCTGACGAAGGCCTCGGTCTCCTGGGCCGCGAAGGCGTCCTCGACCTCGGCGGCCAGCCATTCGTCCAGATCGACCATAGCGTCATCCAGCAGGGTCTGGGTCGCCGCCGGCGAGGCGTACAGATCCGCCGACGGAAACTCCAACAGCGTCAGACTGGCCGGATCTGTCTCGGGCCGGGGTGCCGTCTCGGCCACCCAGCCGCTCTCGACGCCGGCGATCGACACCGGCTTCTTGAAAACCCCGCCGGCCACCGTGCGCACCGTGGCGATCTCGCGCATCGGCGAGGCCGCCATCAGCCGCCGCTCGATCAGCCGCTCGACCTGCTCGGGCACGACATAGCCGCCCGACGTCGGCCCGCTCGACAGCCCCGCCTTGATCTCGATCAGCCCCGCCGTCGCGCCATGCCGCAGATATCCGGCGAACGCCGACTTCGTCTCCTCCCCGCTGCGAAGCAGGGGCGAGGGGGACCGCCCAGCGGTGGAGGGGTCTCTCTCCGACACGCCGGCGCCGATCACCGGACGCCGCGCCTCGGCGCTCAGCCGCTCCAGACGGTCCTGCGCCGCCCCGACCGCCTGGTCGATGCGCGCCACCTTCTCCTCCAGCAAGCCGTCGCCGGCCTTACGCTCGATCGCCTCCAGCCGTTCGTCATTGGCCGCCTTGAACGCCTCGAACGCGCCCATCAACTCATGCATCGCCGCCCGCGCCTCAGGCGAGGCGAGGCCCTGTTTGGTCTCTTTCATGGTCGTCCCTGGTTGATCCTTCTCCCCTTGCGAGAGAAGGTGGCCCCGCAAAGCGGGGTCGGATGAGGGGTCGCACTGGGCGCCCCGATGAGTTCTCCCGGCTAGTCTAGGAGCCCGACTTGACCCGCCGCGCCGCCCAGCCTGTTCCGCCCTTCTCCCCGCTCGAGCGCGCGGCCATGCGCGCCCTGTCGTGGGAGCTGGCGCCCGACTTTCCCGAGCTTGAGGGTCTGGCCGACGAGGCCCGGCCCGGTCGCTGGTTTCAGGGCCTGTCCGGCTTCGTGCGCCGCACCGCCATGGCCTCGCTGCGGCCTGGCCGCACCCGCGGCCAGAGCGGCGTCTTCGGCTCGGTCCACGCCGTCCTGGACGGTGTGGCCGAGCCCGTATCCTTCCAACTTCAACTCCGGCGCGGTCGCCTCGTCGCCCTGATCGCCGACGCCTATGGCCAGGACGTCTCGCATATCGACTTTGCAACCGTCCGCTTCGACCAGCTCTTCTATCTCGACGCCGAGGGCCGCTCGCGCCCGCTCGATGCGCGCCTGGTTCGCAAGGCCCCGACCTCCACCGCCGGCCTGCCCGGCCGGGGCGTCGTCATCCAGACCGTCCCGCCCCCGGTCGCCGTCCAGCGCCGCACCGCCGTGCCGGTTCAGTCCGGCGTGATCCTGCCGCCCACACGCACCGAGCAGGCGCTTGAGAACGCCGGCGAAGCCGCTGCAAAAGGCCTGCTCAAACTGGCCATCTGGGTCGTCGTCCTGTCCGTGGCCTTCCTGGCCTGGACCCTCCTGCGCGTACCGGTCGTTCTAGCCTTCATCGCCGCCTTCTGGATCGGCCGCGCCATGACCAAGGGCATGGGCTTCAAGCGCATGGAACAGGCCTTCGCCAACCGCCGCGAACGGTTGATGGGCTAGGCCGCCTCCAGCCTCGCTCCCGGCAGCATTGGAAACGTCACCAGCGACACCTCCCACAGGTCCACTGCGCTCAGCACCCGCAAGGGCCCGTCCCGGCGCGCCGTCACCGCCCGGAACCCGATCGACAGCCCGTCCAGAGCCCCGGCCCGGACCAGGGCCTGGCACAGCCGGCCCTGCGCCGACCAGTCCATCACCCGGCCGCTCACAAACAGTCCACGCTCGTCCTCGCACATTTCATCCCAAACTCCGATCGGCGCGTCCTCATGTTGGTGCAGCATCCGCACCCCCGCCGCGCCGCGCGCGATCAGGCTGGCGTCGAAACACCCCTTCATCGTCACATCTCGGTTCAGGTCGGCGATGCCCCATAGCGAGGCGTATCCCTGGATCTGGACGGCCTCAGTCACCGCCGCCCTCCATCGCCCGCTCCATCCGCTCGACCGCGGCGCGCGTCGCCAGCGCCTGTTCCTCCAGCCGCGCCAGCCGCTCGATCACGGTCCCTTGCCGCTCAGCTCGTGCCTCCAGTGCCGCGATCCGCGCCGACGCCCCGCCCGCCCACATCAGCGCCGCCGCAGCCTGAATGGCCACCGCCACCAGCACTGCGGCGGGCCACCGCCTGGTCATGTCGTTCGTCATGTTATCCGCTCCGCTGCCAGGTGACCTCGGGGTGTCAGTGAGGCCCCGTAACGACGTCACTCACCACTCAAGCCCGCCATTCGTCGCCGTTCCTCCGGCGTCAGGAAGCTGGCCGCCTCCAGGCGCGCCCACAGGGCCTCCCGCTCGCTCGCCAGCCCCGGCACCCCATCCAGGTCCGGTCGGATCGTCACAACCGGCCAGCGCGGAGCCAGCCAGGCCGTCAACGCACCCGCCGTCTTGCCGACCAGCGGCACGATGGTCTGTCGCCAGAACGCGCCCTGGGCTTCACGGAAATTCTGATAGGTGTTGTCACCGGGTATCCCCAGCAGTTGCGGCGGCACCCCGAACGCCAGAGCGATTTCGCGCGCCGCCGCGTGCTTGCCCTCGATATGGTCCAGGTCTTGCGGGCTGAGCGCCATCGGCGTCCACTCCAACCCACCTTCCAGCAGCATCGGCCGACCCGCATTGGCGGCCCCCGTGTAGTTCGCCTCCAGCTCGTCCTTCAGCGACTGGAACTGCTCCGGACTCAAGTGCCCGCCTCCGAAGACCAGCGCTCCGCTTGGCCGCGCCTGATTGTCCAGCAACGCCTTGTTCCAGGCCGCCGAGGCATTGTGCACGTCCACCGCCCAGGCAGCGGCCTCCAGAGGCGAAGCCCCGTACCAGTCGTCGATTGGATTGAATAGCTTCAGGTGCAGCACCGGCGAGAACCCGTCGGCCGCGCGCACGAGCCGCCGCGTCAGTGCCCCCGCCGTATAGTCATAGGCCGCCGGCCATCCGTTTGCGCCCGGCACGACCCGCACGCGGTCGGGCCTCAGGGCGTAGAATTCGCCGCCACCGTCATCGACAGCTTCCAGATAGGCGTTCCCTGCCGTCTGCAGATATCCGAACATCTGTTCGAACAGCTCCTGTCGGGACTGCTCCGGGTTCGGTCGTTCCAGCCGAGCGACCAGCGGATGATCGTCGCGCCTTGCCTCACCGTCGAACACCGCCAGCGGCACACTGGCCGCCGCCTCGGCGATCAGGCGGATACATCGATAGACGACCGGGTTGCAGGCGAAGCCCTCCCTTGCGAGGCTGGAATAGTCGCGTGGCGTCCAAACGGGCCGTCCGACATGAGAAAAGGCGATGACCCGCCCGACTGCGCTCGCCTTGGTTTCAGACGCAGCCTCGCGCCGTCGGCCAAACGGCCGCCGCCAATCGAACAT